GCGCCGGCCCAGAACGCTTTCGTGAACATGATCGTCATCCTCTCATCCGATGAGCACCGGTGGGACGAAGCCGGACACGCCGGCCAGGTCGGACGCCGGCGTGATGCTGGCCGGCCACGAGCTGTACGCCGCCGCGCGGTAGCGGCACCGGTAGTTGCCGGCGTCGGTGACCACGCTAGAGCCAGAGCCGTTCGCGAAGGGGAAGTTGGGGGCAACCGAGTAGCCGCGGCCCGCCGAGATCCCCACCCGAAAGAAGGTGTCCACGGCCGGCGTGCGGCTGGTCAGTCCCGCCAGCGCGCCCGTGACGGTTTTTGACACCTCGCCGGCCACTGTCCACATGGTGTCGTCGCTCACGGAGTTCCACAGCAGCGTGGAGAAGTCGTCCGAGTACAGCGCGAAGCCGTTCAAACCGCTGGTCGACAGGGTGCCCGCGACGCGCACGATCGTCTTCACCGTGTTGATCTGCCGCCCGGCCCGCACCAGGATCCGCATGAACCACTGCTCCGCGATGGTGGCAGCCTGTGGCGTCAGCAGCGGATCCACGTTGCACGTGTGACAGGAATACGCCAGCGCCGCCGGATCGGCCGGCGCCAGCTGGAGCGAGGTGTCCGCCAGCGACAGCGAGCTCTGCACGGCGCTGGCCATCTGCGTCTTGAGCAGTCCGGCGTTGCTGGCCACCGCCACAGTGGGGTCGGTCGCTGTGCCACCGATGTGGATCGTGGCGTCGCCGGCCGTCACCGACGACACGGCGGTCCCGCCGGAGCTGGCCGGCAACTGGCTGCTGGGCACCTTGCCGTCGCCGCCGAGGGTCGGCACGCCGCCGGGGGCGCCCTTCTGCGCCAGTGGCACGTAGAGGTTGGGTGATCCGACCACCACACCGGTGGGTACCAGCGCGTCGAAGGTGGTCGGATCGGGCGAGCTGGACACCTGAACGGCGACCGGGTCCGACATCACACCGCCGTCGTTCATAGTGAAGGTGTAGGCCCAGTTGAGCGGACTGATCTGGACCTGGTCGGTCGCGATCACCGTTACCGACCAGGCACCAGAGGAGTCCGCCGTCGCCGTGAACACGCGCGGGATGATCGCGGCGTGCGAGGTGGTGTCAGTCAGCCACAGCGGCATCGAGAAGGCCACCACGGCGCCGACGGCCGCAGAGCCGTCGGCGCGTACGGCAGTGCCGGTGACTGTGGTGGTGACGACGTCGCCAGGCAGTCCCATGGGTCAGCTACCCGCCGGAGGCGTGACGGCTTCGATGGTGGTCACGCCGGCGCCGCTGTCGGTGGCCGTCCACTTGGTCGGGAACGGCGGGACGTCGAAGGTGGCGGTGTCGATGGTGACCGACGTGCCGGCCGCCAGCTTGTTCTGAATGGCGTCCCAGCGGTTGTTCATCGCACGGAGCGCCTGCTCACGGTCGCCGGTCAGCTTGCCCAGCGGCAGGCCGTTGTACGTCGCGGAGTCGGTCAGCTGGCGCTGGGTGTCCTCGATGCGGCCGGAGGCCAGGTCCACCCACACCAACCAGTTGCCCTGTGTCAGAAACGGAACGCTCATGTCGTCGCTCTCCCTGCTCGTGATGTTCAACGGGGTACTGCCCATCCAGCCGTCGACGACGACCGACAGGTCGTAGTGGCCGCCGGAGCCGACGCCGCCCGGTCCGTAGGTCGGGTCGGCGTACTGGTGGAATACGCTCGTGATGCCGTTCAGCGTCTGCTGGACGGCCCCGGCGCCCGGATAGGCGGCCACCCCGTAGTCGGGGTGTGCCACGCCGGCAGCGTTGAATGCAGCCTGCAATGCGCCCCACTCGGCCAGTCCGACGTAGACGCAGACGGTTCGGTCGCCACGCGCCCGCTTCGCCTGCACCCACTGGACGGCCTGTGTCGCGGTGGCGTCGCCGCTCTCCCGGTCCAGCACATCGGCGTCCAGCGTGCTCGAACGAACGGCGCAGCGAACGTGGATGGAGTTGGGGAACCGCGCCCACCCGGCGGCGCTCCAGGTGAACGCGCCGTCCACGTAGCCCAGCACGTAGTCCCACGGGCGGCCGGTGGCCGGATCGTTGACGGGGATGTCGGTCGGCGTGATCGAGTCGACCATGCGCTTGCTCATCGGGTCTCATCCTCCTTCTGTGCCTCGCGCCGTTCCTGGATGAGCAGCCAGAGCAGCCAGAGTTGGACGACGACCGAGAGCACGCCGCCCAGGAACGCCGGCGGCGAGTCGGCCGGGTGACCGCTGGTGGCGACCAGGTTGAACACGCCAGTCACGTAGCGCAGCAGCAGCGCGAACGTCAGCGTCAGGATGAACCGGCGCGCTCGCACGGTGGCCGGCTCCTCAAGCGGCGGCCGGCGTCGCCAGAAGCGGATGCCGACGAGGTAGACGGCCAGGAACGCCACTGCGGAGACGATGCCCAGCAAGTAGGTAGCCCAGGCCACGGTGCCGAGGTTGCTCATGGCCTCGCTCCTCGTAGTGCGTCCGCCCAGCTCTGGGCGAAACCGTTGCGCCGGCCGATCGCCTCCGCACGCCGGCCCACTTCTTCGGCCCGCACGGCGCGCACGTTCTCCACGCGCAAGGCGTCAGTGGCGTTGCGTACCGCCTGCACGGCGTCCGGGTCCGGCGTGCGTGGCCGGTGGAGCAGCCAATCCAACACCTTGCCCATGATCATTCCCCTCGCTCGATCGGAACCCGACCGGACGACTCGGCCAGTTGGGTGAAGCTCTCCACCACCTTGACCGCCTGCTCCGCCGCGGGCAACATCCGGGTGACGCTGGCCGATGCCCGATCGGAGCGTTCCCGCTCCAGCTCCGCAGCCCGTCTCCAGTAGTCTCGGTCCTTCTCCATCGACCGGAGTCGGCCGCGGGTCGCCAGTCGATCGGTGGCCATGAAGTAGATCAGGCCCAGGACCAGGACTATGGCGACGGCCCAGCCGTTACCCACCAGCACGGGCAGTACCTGCGCCCAGTCCATCAGTTCCTCCCCAGCACGGCCTGCACGTTGCCGCCCTGCGTTCGGACGGCCTTGCGCAGCAAGTACAGCATGGCCTGACTGGCGGGATCGGCCGCGGCGTCGATGATCAGCCGCACCTCCGCCACGCTGCCGGCCTGCCCGTTCATGGCGTTACTGAGTTGGCGGGCGGAGTCGGCGGCCGAGGAGACGCGCGTACCCACCGGCGCCTGCACGAGCGACGGCGCGGCCACCACGGAGGTGCGCCCCATATAGCTGATGGCCTCCGGTCCGCGCTCGCCCATCCAGGTGCCGGAGTTGCCGATGGTGTGCCCGGCCGCGGCGGAGCCGACCACCTTGCCGGACTCGCCGCGGCCCGCCGATGCCAGACCGCCTACTGCGCCATTGGCATAGACCATGATGCCGATCTGCCGACCATTGTTCATCTGGATGAACGAATTGATGGCCCCCTGAGCCTGGCTGGTGTCGGCATGCAGATAGGTGGTGATGTCGTTCGGCATGGCCTGGTAGGTGGTCAACAGGCCGTCGGCCGCCTGCTTGCTGCCGACAGCCGGCGCGATCGTCGCGGACAGCTGTCCGGCCATCTGACCCAGCTTGGCGTTGATCTGGTCCTGTGGCACGCCGGCGTCGGCAGCCGCCTGGGCGTAGGCGGCCATCGAGTCACGGCCGTCTTCGATGGCCTGACGCACCGTGCGGCCGGCGTCGCTCATGGAGTTCAAACCGCCGGTGGCGTCGAAGACTGCGCCCTTCATCTGGGCGGCACCCTGCGTGAAGGTGTCCAGGTTCGCCCCGAACTGATCCATGGCGTCATCGGCCTTCTGGAGCCCCTGGTCGGACATGAGCGCCAGAGTGTCCTGAAGCGCCTTGACCTTCTGGTCGGCACCGGCCGTGTTGTCCTTGAGTACCAACATGTCCGCGGCCAACTGGGCGGTATTGGACGTGGCGTTCTGAGCGCTGGAGTCGTACGTCTTGACCGTACCGATGAACTGGTCCGTGGTCATGCCGGACAGGCCGACCGCCGCGGCGTACTTGTTGTAGGAAGCCAGCGCCGTATTGATCGAAGTGTTGGCGTCGTCGATCGCCTGACTCTGCTGCTGCTGTCCCAGACCACTGGCCGATAGGCCGGTCGCGCCGGCTTCCAGGATGTCGTTGTAGTCGTTCTGGCTGTGCGACAGCTCATCCAGCTTCTGCCTGCCGTCGATCACCTGCTGTTGCCACGTGGCGATCTTGTTGCGCGCGTCGGCCGCCGCGCCGCCTCCGGTCTCCAGTCCCTTGGCGACGTCTTCGCCTGCCGACACGGCATCCCGCTCGTGTTGGGTGAAGGCCTCCATGAGCAGGCTGACGCCGGTCAGAGCCACGCCGACGAACGGCAACGCCTTGCCGAACTTGTCGACCCATCCGGCCGCCTTCGAGGTGGCAGCGGCGTACGCCGTTCCCTCGTCACCCGCTTCCCGCAACGACTTCGCGACGCTGCTGACCGGACCGGACATCATGCCGAACAACTTGGCGTTGGTGGCCGCGGAAAGTAGCCCACCGGCGAGTGCGCCCAGTGGAGCGCCACCCATACCAACCAAATCGAAGAAGCCCTGAATGATCTTCAGGTCGCCACCGATGGCGTTGCCCAGTGTCGGAAACGCGCCGTTGCCCAGCGACAGCACGGCGCCACTGATCGAGTTGACCGCTCCAGTCAGCTCGCCGCCGTGCTGGGCGAAGTCGGTTGCGAGCTGGCCGACCAGTCCGCCCACCAACGTGACGACACCCTGTACCACGCCGCCGATGTGCTGGAAGTCGGCGCCAATCGCCGCGGAGTGATCGGCCGCGGTGGAGGCCAGACTGCCGATGTCGGTACCGACGCTGCCCATCAGCTGTTTGATGCCCAGCCAGACCGGACCCATGGAGTGCGCGGCCGAGTTGACCCCAGGGATGGCGTTGAACGCCAGGTCTGACAGGCCGGTGGTCAAGATCTTGATACCGGGTCCGGTCGCCTTCAGGTCGTCTTCGATGTCGGGAGCAAGGTGGCCGAACTGCTGGCGCATGTAGTCGATCGAGGCGGAGACGGGTGCCTGAAGATCGTGACCCCAGGTGGCAAAATCCGCCTTCGTAGTGTTGGTCAGGTTGGCGAAGGTCGACTTGACCTTGTCGGTCTGCGCCGCGGCGAAGATACCCAGCCCGGCCAGACCAAGGGCGAAGCCGCCAGCGATGGCCGCGCCCGCCACCGCGCCGGCGGGCGCGAGTCCCGCTTCGATGCCCAGGGCGATCAGCGCGCCCTTGCCGGAGGTCTCCTTCTTCGCGGAGTCGACGACGTTCTTGCCGACGTTCTCACCGGTCTTCTTTCCGGCGTTGGTCGTCTTGCCGTCGAAGCTGTCGGCGAACTCGCGGCCCAGTTCCTCGCCAGCCGGACGTAGGCCAGCGCGAGCGTTCAGGTAGACGCGTTCGGCGAAGCCCTTGCCAGCACCCTTGGCGCCCTGGTTGAACGCGACGGCGAACTCCTCGCCCAGCCGTAGGCCGGTTTCCTTGACGTCGCCTTTGATTCCGTCCTGAAGCGATGTGGCGAAGTCCTTACCGACGTCCTTCGCGCCACCCTTCGATGACCGCGTCAGGCCCTTGTTGAACTCCTGTCCGGCCCGGTCGCCAACCTGGGCCGCCTTCGCCTTGACGGATGTCTCCAGGTTGCGACTGAAGTCATTGCCGGCCTGAAGGCCCATGGAGGCGAAGTCACGGCGGACCGCATCGCGCGTCGTCTTCGTGTCGTTCGTGGACGTCACGCGAATACGAACGTCGTTGCCCACCGGGACTCACCTCCTACACTTCGCCCGCCTCGATCAGCGTCAACACGGGACGCATAACGCTGGTCGGGTACGTCTTCAGTTCACCGTACGAGCAGTTGAGCACCTCGCACGCCGTGCGGATCAGCCTGGCGCGTGTCAGCTCGCCAGGGGTTGCGACTGGTTCATGATCTCCATCGGGATCGAACTCTCGTCGAAGTCGGAAGTCCCGATACCGGTGGAGCGCTGCTCTAAAGGGGCATTCAGGCCGAACACTCCTCGCAACCACGCCGTCGCCGCCAGCTTGGCGAACTCCCTGTCCAGCGACAGCAATCCCTTAGCGGTGATGGGCACCGGTTCGCCCTTGCGCGTCAGGTTCCACGACTGGATGTGGTCGGCGAAGATGGCGAACAGTCTCCTGAGTTCCCTGTCGGCTTCATCGTCGTTGTGGATGCGGTTGGCGAAGGCCTGGGGTGTGAGAACCCAGTCCAGCGTCAGCGCTTCCAGATGCTGTTCCATCGACCCGGCGCGGCACACGATCTCCGCGCCGGGGCGGTCGTCGAACTCCAGCGTGTACGTGGTGTCTTCCACCTCGTAGCCCATTGTTGCGTTCCCCTCTCTGTCCGCTTACGACCAAGTAGGAACGGTGCCGTCAGCCAGCACCAGCGGACAGGCGAAGGTGAACTCGCCCGACGCCGCGCGCTTGAGCGGATAGTCGGTGAGCAGCGTTTCGCAGCCGAGTGTCTTGGCCTGGATGACGGAGCTGAACGTCCGCACCTGGTTGGAGCTGGACGCCGTTGACAGGACGGGGTGCGACTTCGCCGGGTTGAACACGCCATTGAGCGTGGCGGAGAAGTCGGCCAGGAGAAGGATGCGCTCGAAGGCGCTCTTGTCCACGCCGGTAACGTCCTGCACGGCGCGCGGCGTCGCCATGTCCAGGTCGGTGATGTCGTTCTTGATGTCGGTCAGCGTGCCCGTGCCATCGTCCAGGGACAAGGTGGTCCACCCGAGACCGGAGACCTTCGCCATAGTCGTTCACTTCCTTTCGGTCTGCCGGCCCTATTCGGCCGCTCGTGCCAGCTTCTCCTGATGGCTGGCGAAGTCGTCGATAAAGCTACTGCCACCGCTGTGCACCAGCACCGGCTTCACGTTGCCC